CGCCAAGCTAGAGGGCGGCCTTCGGATCGAGATCATTGATCACGGCGACGATTAGGCTCCCGAACGGCTGGAGGCCCCGCGACTATCAGCGCCCGCTTTGGAGCTACCTGCGGGGCGGCGGGCTTCGCGCCGACATGGCCTGGCATCGCCGCTCTGGGAAGGACGACGTTTCGCTGCATTGGGCGGCCATCGCGTCGGCCAAGCGCGTCGGCAACTTCTGGCACATGCTTCCTGAGGCCAATCAGGCCCGCAAAGCCATCTGGGAGGCGGTCAACCCGCACACCGGCAAGAAGCGGATCGATGAGGCGTTCCCCAAAGCCCTGCGCGCCTCGACCCGCGATACGGACATGCGGATCGAGTTCAAGAACGGCTCGACCTGGCAAGTCGTCGGCTCTGACAACTACGACAGCCTCGTGGGCACGACTCCGATAGGCGTGGTCTTCTCCGAATGGTCGCTCGCCAAGCCTGACGCCTGGACGTACCTGCGCCCGATCCTCGCCGAGAACGGCGGCTGGGCTCTGTTCCTCTGGACGCCTCGTGGCCGCAACCATGCGACCCGCGCTCATGAGGCCCGCGAGCAAGACCCGGCGTGGTTCACCGAACGTCTGCCGGCCACAAAGACCGGCGTGTTCACCGAGGCGCAGCTTGAGAAGGAAAAGGCCGACCTGATCTCCGAGGCGGGCTCGGAAGAGGAGGGCCTGGCGAAGTTCAACTCGGAATATCTGGTCGATTTCGACGCGGCTGTTCCCGGCTCCTACTACGGCCCGGCCATCGCCAAGGCTCGCGAAGAAGACCGCCTCGGCGTGTTCCCCTACGACCCCGCCTTGCCGGTGATCACCGCATGGGACATCGGCGTGGACGACTATACCGCCGTCTGGTTCCTCCAGGAGAACGGCAAGCAGGTCCGGGCCATCGACTACTTCGAGACCAGCGGCGAAGGCCCGCAGGCGGTCTCTGAGTTCATGGCGACGAAGCCATACAAATACGCCCACCACCACTTGCCGCACGACGTCATGGTCCGCGAGTGGGGCGGTGGCGCGAAAACCCGCTACCAGACGCTCCTAGAGCTTGGCGTGAAGCCGATCCGCGTGGGCGTGGCGCAAGACCCAGCCGAGCGCATCAACGCCGCTCGCCGGATCATGCCGATAGTGAGTTTCGACGCTAAGGCCTGCGCTGTCGGTCTCGACAGGCTGCGCAACTATCGCAAGCGCTGGAACGCCAGCCTGAGCGCCTACACCGGCCCGCTGCACGACGAGAATAGCCACGGCTCGGATGCGTTCGGTGAGTTCGCCGTCAACTGCCGCATCGTCCCGCCGAAGCCCGCCCACGCCCCCCGTGACCCCCCGGATCTACGTTCGCGCCGTCAGGAGGCTTCAGATTGGATGACGGCCTGACCACAACGGCGGAACACAAGCCCGACTTGCCCGCGCTCAAGCGCATGTACGAGGAGAGCCAATCGCTCACCCGCGATGGGCGGCTGCTCAGTCAACGAGACGACGACTATTACCACGGCTATCAGTGGACCAAGACGCAGAAGCGCGTTCTCTCCAGCCGCAGCCAGCCGCCGACCGTCTGGAACTTCCTGCGCCTGGCGGTGAACGGCACGCTCGGCGTCATCAAGCAGGGCGCCAGCGATCCGAGGGCCTATGCCCGCGAGCCTGGGGATGAGAGCGGCGCTGACGTGGCGTCCAAGTCCCTGCGCTACATGGCTGAGACGAGCAACTTCGCAGCCGCCAAGATCGACGCGGCGAAGAACTACCTCGTTCCCGGCACCTGCGCGGCAATCGTTGAGGTTGACGAAGAGCGCAACGTCATCCCGACCCTGATCCGCTGGGAAGACCACTTCTACGACGCGCGTTCGCGCCTGGAGGACTTCTCCGACGCTCGCTACCAGGGCATCGGCAAGTGGCGGTTCGTTGATGATGTCGTCGCCGAACATCCCGACAAGAAGGATCAGATCGAGACTTCGCTGGGCGATGTCGGTCTGTCGTTCGATGACACCACCCAGGACCGTCCGAGCGAGGGTGGAACCAAGGTGGCGTGGGTCGACAAGGCCAAGCGCCGGATCATGGTCATTGAGATCTACTACCGCGAAGGCGGGACTTGGTACTGGTGCAAGTTCTGCTCTGGCCTGGTTCTGGCCGCGAGCGAGAGCCCCTATCTCGACAAGAAGAAGCGCCCCTGCTGCCCGATCATCGCTCAGTCCTGCTACGTGGACCGCGAGAACAACCGCTACGGCATCGCCCGCGACATGGTTGGGCCGCAGAACGAGATCAACGCGCGCTCGTCCAAGCTGCTGCATGAGCTGTCGGTTCGTCAGCTTCAGGAGACCATCCCGGGCGCAGCGGCCGGCGTCGATGCAGCCGAAGCCAAGGCCGAAGCCGCCAAGCCTGACGGCCTGATCCCGAGCGGCCTCGCCATCGTCCAGCGTCAGGATGTCGTCGCAGGCCAAGCGGCTCTGTTGCAAGGCGCAACCCAGGCCCTGGAGCGCTTCGCCCCCAACCCGGCGATCCTGGGCCGTCAAGGTGAAAACCAATCGGGCCGCGCCAATCAGATCCGCCAGCAGGCGGGGATGACGGAACAGGCCATCGTCTTCGGCGGCATCGAGGAGTGGGAGGTCCGCGTCTATCGGCAGATGTGGTGCACCGCCCGGCAGTTCTGGACGGCGCCCATGTACATCCGCGTCGCCGAGGACGAGAGCGCTCCGACGTTCCTGGGCATCAACCAGCCGCCCACCATGCCGGGACCGCCGCAGATGGGTCCAGACGGCCAGCCCGTTCCCGGTGAGCCCATCCCAGGCCAGCCCGCGCCCGACCCCGAGAACCCCGGTCAGCAGCTCGTGGAGCAGGGTCAGCCGGTGTTCCAGATGCCGAACGGCGAGAAGGTGCTGGGCTACGAGAACGCCATCGGCGAACTCGACGTGGACATCATGATCGACCGCACGGCCGACACGGCGAACCTGCAACAAGAGCAGTTCCAGATGCTGGTTGATCTCGTGCCGATCTACGGCCCGCAGGAAGTGCCGTTCGACGACGTGCTTGAGGCCTCGACCATGCCGAACAAGCGCAAGATCATTGAGAAACGCAAGGCCCGCCAGGAAGAGGCCGCCAAGTCGCAGCAGACCGACCCGATGAAGGACCAGCAGGTCCGCATGGGTGAGGCGCAGATCAACAAGACCGAGGCCGAAGCGGTACTCAACGCGGCCAAGGCGCAGAACGAGATGGACAAGCCGCAACAGCAGGCTCTCGACCGTCTCGCCGAAGCTCAACGACCACAACAAAGCCCGCCGCCGGGGCTCTAACCGGGCGTCTCGTCAGCGTGGGGACGCGACCCATGCACCCGCCGCCGGGGATCGGGCGTCACGTGCCGCCGACGTAACGGGCGAGGATGATCATGGACAACGACAGCTTGGACTTCCTCGACGGGGCTCCCGCCGAGGCCATCACCGCGCCTGAAGCGCAACAGCCAGCCGCCGAGGCGACTTCCGAAGGCCCCATTCGTGGACCTGACGGCAAGTTCCTCCCGAAAGCCGAAGCCCAACCTGCCCCGGCAGGCGAGGTCCAGGCCCCGGAACCGGCGCCGGTCATCGAGACGCCAGCGCCCGTGCTGGACCCGACAAAGCCGCCAGAGGGATACGTCCCCGTCGCGGCCCTTCAGGAGCTACGCAAGGAACTCCAGGCCCTCAAGGCTCCTTCGGCCTCGCCGATCGATCCCCACGAGGACCCGGACGGCGCGATCTACCAAGCCAACTTCAACTGGTCCCAAAGGCTCGCCGTGGCTCAACACGGTGAAGCGGCTGTGACCGAGGCGTTGGAATGGGCCAAGGCCCGCGCCGACCGCGACCCTGCGTTCAACCAGGCCGCTTTCGCCAACCCTGATCCCATCGGCTTTGCCATCGCCGAACACCAGCGCGACAAGGCGCTGGCGCTCCTTTCGGACCCGAAGCTGCTCTCCACGTTCCAAGCCTTCATGGCCGGCCAGCAGGCCGCGCCCGCTCCCCAACCGGCGCCGGTCCAGATCAGCGCCCCACCCCCACCCCCGACGCCTCCACGATCCCAAGCCTCCGCGCCAGCGGCAGGCGGCGCACAGCCGGGCGCGCAGCCCGTGGGTCCGAAGGTGGCGTTCGAGAATGCCTTCAAGGATTAGGTAAATGGCTGAAGTTGTCCTCGCTACCGAGAACGAAAAGC